TTGGTGATCAGATTGCGCACCAGAGGCTCAATGTCGCCACCGACCTTGCCGCCAGACTTGTAGGCAGCGCGACCGCCTTCAGCCTTACCACCACCAAGAACCCAAGGCATGTTCTTGGAATACCAATCAGCGGCAGGCTTCGAGAGAACATTTTGAGTAAAGCTTTTTAGGCCAGAATGCGCATATTCTGGTACATCGCTAGTGGCCTTTGTCATAGCTGACGTGAGCCCCCTACGGGCAACATTTACGCCCTGATCAATGATGTTACGGACCGCAGGGGATTGAGCGACATTGCGTGACCCAAGCGCTTTGTTGGTCGCTTGCGCTGCTTTTTGGAGGCCAAGTGCGGTGGCTGCGATACCTGCGGCGGGGAGGTAGCCAGCGCCGCCAAAAACCTTAGCAGCACCACCAAGTAGGGCAGCAGGGTTCTTTACTGTCCTCTTGGCCAGATCCCAAGCCTCACCGAGATAAGAAGTGTCTGCATTAGGCCGAGGCGAGCGGCCATGAGCGACAGCCCGATCAATCAGGTTTTCACCCTTGTCCATTGTGCTGCGCGCCAGACCTGTCAAATTGCGGACAAAGGATCGCGCATCCTTGCGACCTTCAAGGAGAGCCTGACGGGCCTCAGGGACCATACCTCCAAGACGGTTGGAGAAATTACCAAAAGAGAAGCTTCCATTACCACCTATATGGCTCAGCAATCCATTCTGGAATGTCTGCCATTCTGGTGATCCTGAACCCAGCGCATCCTTTAGGACTGTCAGATAACGAGCGCCGGGGGCATGATATGCCATGCTGCGAAGCGCATCGAATACCTTGTTAGGATCCGCTTCGGTAAAATCATTCTTCAGGGATTTCAGGTGAGACTGAGCATAGGCATAGGTTTCATTGGCCCTATCAAGCGCATCAGCGGCCATTTGGCCGAATTCCTTAGCAGCGCCAATGGTCGAATTTCGCGCCGCTGCCGTCTGCTGGCCAATAAGATGGGCAGCATCGCGCATGTCATCACGCAGACCACCCCAGATATGCTTGAGACCGCCTTCGACTTGCTTGCTGACATCCCTTGGCATGTTCTCGGCTGCGCCCCAAAGGACGCCGCCAAGATTGCGCATCTGATTAAGCGTGAGTCCACTCTGGTTCTGAATGGAGGAAAGGGCCGTTTGAAGCTGCCTGTTAATGTAATCCTTACTCTCCTGAGGAAGAGTTGGATCGTGCTCAGCCATGAACTCATTCAGCCTCGTCAGCATATTTGACGGGGTAAATTCTGTTAGGTTATCAAGCAAACCAAACTGCCGCACATTATTGTAAATTGCATTTTCAATGTTCGACGCGATGCCCTTGGCAGATCCAAATGCGCGCATCATAGCTTCGCCAGCCTGAGCAGGGGTTGTGCCACCTGTTAGATTGTTGAAACCCTGACTGATGGCATTGACGGTTTGCTCGGCCTTAGGAGCGAGATATTCAAACCCCTTCTTGCCAGCATTCATAATTTCTGCGGCAATGGGGACTTTCAAATTGTAAGCGTAGTTTGCTGCCTGTTTGATGTTAGCTGGGCTGATCTTGGAAAGGATGCCATGCGCAAGCAGGCCCTCTCCTGCACCAATGGCAGCCTGTGTCAGCGGGGCGGAGGCATCAACTTTACCTGAGATCCAGTCTTCAAGGCCACTACCCCCCTGAGTAAGACCAGATAGAACGCCCTGAGCACCAGAGGCAACAGCAGCAGGAACAGCAGAAAGAGCCTTAGCGCCGTAAAAAGGGAGGCTTGCCACAAGCCCAGCACCAGCCCCCAACATTGCGGCAGTAGGATGTTCTTTTTCCGCCGCCTCTTGAGCGGACTTATAATATTTTACACGTTCATTGAATGGGAGGTTTTCAAGCTCCCCACCCGGAAGTGCGGCAGTAAGATAGGGGACATAGCCAAAGCCGCCCATGTTGGCCATGGAGCCAGCAAAGGTAGGGATGGCCCCCATAGTTTCTTGGCGGGGTGCCTTAGCAATCTTGTCAGCAAGCGCCTTGTACTCCGCCTCATCCTGAGGAGTCATCATCGGGATGTTGTTCGCCTTGATGAATTCCTGAGTGGTCATAGGCTTGCCGGTAAGATTACCAACAGGAATAGGCTTGCCAGCCGCAGCCGCCTGATCACGCGCGTCATTAGCAAAAATTTGAGGATCAAAAATGCTAGACTGCCCAGATGGGGCGGGGGCTACAGCCCGCCGCCCGGTAGGAGCATTCGCGTTGTCTTCAGCAAAAAGGGAGGGATCAAAGATGCCTTGATTTCCATCCATTGTCAGTCTCCCATATTTTGCAGAACTTCTGCCACGACTTTGGCGTATCCCTTGCCGTATTTACGCTCCAGATACTGCGCGACCGTGTGTCCCTGTTTATCGACCTTGAAGTTCATACCCTTCTTGATCATGGCAACAGCGCCGGGGTCATTGGCAAGATCGTAGTCGATCTGAGCACGCTTGGACCAGTACCCCACCGGATGGCTCTTGTTGTATTCCGTAAACGCCCTGCGCAAGCTCATTGGGTCTTGAGCATGCTGCGCCACATAATTGTCAATGTATTCCTTCTGATCGCGGCCAGCCAGCATCGACTGACGCATGACTGAGATAATCTTACGGATACCCTGCGGGCTGAGATCAGCGGTGGCGACGGTCTCACCAAGCTGCCCGACAACTTCAGCACCAGCAGTCCCACGGAACGCATTGGTCAGGTTATTACGCAGCGTGGCGGAAGCCTTATTGAGTTCCTCAATGTTGCTGACCGCGCCCGGATCTACGACATTGCCAAAACCAAAGAAGTTGGAAATGGCATTGAGCGTAGCAGCATAAGGCGCAGCGCGCTGAGTGATCGGAGCAGTCTGCCAGTTAGTCTTCGCAAGTTCATCTGCCGCATGCTCAAGGTTCTGAAGCTGCGGGAGAGCACTGACTGTTGCCTGATAGGCGTCGTCCAAAGCATTCTGCGTATTGACGGCCTGTTCAACAGAACCTTCGGCCAGACCACGCTGAGCCTGAGCTCCAAGACCAACATTTTGAATGTCATTGCCTACGATGCGCTTGCCAGCCATGGCATTCGTGATGATGTTCTGAAGCCCTGAGGCCAATTCGGGGTAATTGCCCAGCCTAACAGCAAGGTTTTGAATTTCCTCAAGCGAATGATTGCTTGAATTTTGAATTATATCCCGTGCCTTAGCCACATCAGCCGGAGTCACTGCCTGAGCCGCAGGACCGGCAGCGCCCGGAGTAGCGGGCGTGGCTCCCTGAACAGGAGCAGCGCCCTGAGCGGAAGGAATAGTAGCGCCACTGGCCTGAGGTGAGGTGGGAAGCTCAACATTCTCACCAAGCGCGGCGAGTTGCTTCTGAAGGTTCATAGCCCTTTCATAAGCGCCCGGGACGATAAACATGTCCTTAACCGCTTGTGCATATTGACTACGAAGTTCAGCAAGGCGCTCTGTCATGGCCCCTGCGCCCTGAGCGCCTGCGACCTTTTCTTGTGCAGCAGTTGCGCGAAGCTCGCGAGCATATTCACGCTGCGCCTGAGCCGCCTGAGCGCCAGCAGCGATGCCCTGACCCAAACCTACCACCCCGCGATAAGGACCAGACATAGAGGCACCAATGCCCGTGAGCAGCGGGATCCAAGAAGTGGCCCTTCCTTCGCCCAGACCGCTGATGAAGTCACCATGCGCAATATTGCCAAGGAACCCGCGCTTCTTGGGCGCGGCCTTTTCGGGCTGAGCGGGTGCGGCGGTCGGAACAGAGGCACCGGCAAGGCCAGCGGAAGTCGCCTGAGGGGCAGGGACGGAGGCGGGGGCGGGAGCACCAGCCAGACCGGCGGCAGTCGCTTGAGGGGCAGGAGTAGTAGATGCGGAAGTCGGTGCACGACCCTCCTTCTTATCTTGCTCAGCCTTCATGGCATCAAGGGCAGCAGCCACCTCCGGCGGAATGTCATTGACAGTTCCGTCAGTGGCATAGCCATGACGCCCTGCCAGACCACCAGCAGCATATCCCATCGCAGAGTGGCCGCGAGATATATCGCTTTCAGTTTCGTAACCAGCAGCAGGACGCATGAAGCGAGTGACATATGCGTGCAGCACGGACTTGGGATCCTTCTGCGCAAGGACGGCAGCACCGCCCTTGTCACCGCCAGTCAGTTCGCCCCAAAGATATTCAAGCTGTTCATCCTTGCTCGGGTTGGGACCAAACCGATTTAGAATTCCAGACTTGCGAGATCCAAGCCACTGGCCAAGCCCCATGGCACCACTCTTTTTGTTAAGGGCGGTGGGATTGTTGGCGCTTTCGGCGGCGATGCCAGCCGCAATCCCGAGTGCCTGCTCCTTAGTAAGACCCTTATCGACGAAGAACGAGATAATTTCAGGGTCAACCTTAGTGCCACTGGCACCGGATTTGCGCGCAGTAGGTTCAAACTGAACGGGCGCGGACGCGGCAGCTAGACCAGCGTCAGGCTTAGAGGGTGCCGGAGGTGTCAATGCCTTAATAGGCCGCCTTGCGGGTGCGAGGCCAACGCTTTCTTCCTGCTTCGGCATTTCGCCAATGCCCCACAACTTTTCGCTATCCATTTCCTCGCCGTCATCAGGGATGCGAAGAGGGTTCAATTTGCGCATGAGGTATTCGTGGATTGGGTTTTCGTCTTCCTCAACCTCACCGCCCTCAGCCTTCTTCATGAACTTTGCCGCAGCCTGACCAATGCTACCAAGGCCGCTCAGAATGTCGCCAGTGCTATCCTTAAGGGGGTCCAGACCCGCAGCGCCAGCAAGCCCAACCTGATTGCCCTGAAGCGGGATATTCAGACCCGGAGCTCCGGTATCTTCGTCATCAGGGGATCCGCCAAAAGCAAAGTGCCCACGATGAGCGGCGTCACCAGTGGCTTTCTTATAATCCACTGCGCCGTAACCGCCTACCTTATGGACGGCATCCGGGTGATGCTTGGCTACTTCCTGAGCAATCAGGCCAATGCGGGTCTGCGGATCGCCCTTGTAGTTGTAGCTATAGACCGTCTGGCCGTCGAAGGTCTTGCCGACAGCCTTGATGTTTTCCTTAAGGCGGCGGTCAGAAGCGAAAGCACTCGCAATGCTGCCAATACCGCTGAGGATATCGCCAGTGCTGTCCTTGAGGGAGCTAAGACCCGGAGCAACAGGAAGCCCGACAGTGTTGCCGACCTGCGGGATGTCGAGACCAACTTTTTGGAACGCTGGCCTCTGAAGGGTCTTAGAGGTATCAACCTTAGCCACTTGCGCCATGGGGGCGGGGGCAGGAGTGGCTGAGGGAACCTCAATCTTCTTGGGCGCAGGAGGGGGCGCTTCCTTACGACCTTCGACGACGATTTCGTCGTCAACAGATCCATCCGTAGCATAGCCATTCCGTCCGCCAGCCAGACCACCCCTTGCCTGACCGCTAGGCGTGACATTCTTCTTCTTTTTAGAGGAAGGCTGCCACCCAAAGTCTTTAGCAAGGCCTTCTAGGCCAGTAGCTGTATTGACCCAGCTATTGATGTTGTCGGTAGCAGACGGCATTGCAGGCAGGTCACCCGGGGTCATAAGCTGACCAACGGAACCACTGGCCTCAGGGACATAGCCAACAGCGCCCAGACCACCCTTCTGGTTCTGCATCGGGGCGTACATCTGCTGATACGACGCAAGGATCTGCTGCATCAAAGCAGGGTCAAATCCGACATAGCCACCGTCGTAGAAGCCTTCACCTGCATGCTGCGGCATCACACCGCCGCCCATGGCGGATCCACCATATGCAAAGTGTCCGCGATCAGCGGCCTCATCAGTGGCCTTGTCGTAATTGACGGTCCTGTAGCCACCAGCCAGCCCGATTGCCTCGGGATGACGCTTCTCGACTTCCTGCGCGATAAGACCGATTTCGGTCTGCGGCTGGCCCTTGAAGTTGTAGCTGTAAATGTTCTGGCCGTCGAAGGTCTTACCAATCGGCTTGATATTTTCCTTGAGGCGCTTGTCTGAAAGAACCTGATTGGTGGTGGTCGTCGATCCGGACAGAGCGCCAGTGCCCTCAGCGATGTTCGCGAGGAACTGCGCAACTTGGAACGGATAGGACTGCTGCTGCAGAAACTGGTTATAAAGCGCGGTAAGACCAGCCTGCTGCGTCTGCTGCTCAGCCTGACCGGCAGCAAGCTGTGCCTGCGCGCCCTGAAGACCAGCAGCCTGAGCGCCAGTGCCAAGGTTAGCAAAGCCCTGAGCAGTCTGGCTTCCCATGCCATAAAGACCAGCGCCAAGCGCGGCCTGCTGCTGGGCTGCAGTAATACCCTGACCGAACTGCTGCTGACCAAGTGCGGCAAGCTGCTGTGAGGTGGTGGCACCCTGACCAAAAAGCTGCTGACCGAGGCTCTGCTGAGCCTGACCATAGCCGAGTCCCTGACCATAAAGCTGCTGGCCAAGCGCCGCCAAGTTCTGGCCTGCCCCGGCCTGCTGGCCATAGATTTGCTGGCCAAGCGCGGCAAGGTTCTGGCCAGCGCCCATTTGCTGAGCGTAACCCTGCTGACCCAGAGCAGCCAAGTTCTGGCCCATGGTCGAGCCCTGCCCGAACATCTGCTGAGCAAGAGCAGCCTGAGCCTGCGCAGTGCCGGTACCCTGACCGTAAAGCTGCTGCGCCAAGGCAGCCTGCTGCGCTGCTGTCGTAGCGCTCTGGCCGAACATCTGGTTGGCAAGCGCAGCCTGAGCCTGCGCGGTGCCAGTACCCTGAGCGTACTGCTGTTGACCAATGCCAAGCGCCTGCTGCGCGGCCTGCTGAAGCGCGGCGCGGTTTGCCTGAGCAGCGCCAAGGCCAAGCTGCTGCTGCTGCTGGGCTGTGCTAAGCGCCTGTCCGTATCCCTGATTGAGAATATCAGAGAAAGCCTTGGTGCTTGCAAGCTGCTGCTGCTGAGCGAGGTTAGCCGCAGCAATACCCGCACGGTCACCACCAAAGGCACCAGCGCGAATGGCGTTACCAGTCTGGCCAGACATCGCCTGCTGATTAAGCTGGTTCTGCATGGCAGCAGTGCCCTGCAGCACATTGCTCAGGTATGGCGACATGTACTGATTGATCTGAGCGGCACCAAGCTGCTCAGGATTTACGGCCTGCGCGCCGCCAGCAAGATAGCGGGTGGCCATAGCATTCATGGGCTGCGCGCCCTGATATGCTGCAGTGAGATTATTCAGAGCAGTATTTTCGGTAGCCTGTGCGCGTCCAAAACCAGCATTAAGTTGGTTCAAGGCCAAATTAGAGAGCCCATAACCAACATTCTGCGCATTCGACAAATTCTGAGACGCGGAGGCCTGCAGGGGCTGCGCCTGACCGTAGCCAGTATAATAAGCCTGCTGCGCAGCCTGATTAAGCGGCTGAGCCGCTCCTAGACCAGCATAATATGCCTGAGTGGCGGCCTGATTGTAGGGCTGCGATCCGGACAGGCTCTGGCCATACGCCTGAGCAGCAGCGGCATTCATAGGCTGAGCGCCGTAATAGCCCTGCTCATATCCAGCAGCAGCCCTTTGCTGGGGCGTAGCAGCGCTTTGCTGAGCATTATAAAGGGCACCCTGAGCCTGCAGAGCAAGGGCATTACCTACATTTTGCGACTGCCCCACGTTTTGAGTGGCCTGCGCATAGTATGGAGTAGCCGCGCTCTGCGCAGCGCCAAGCTCTTGGGTGGCTCGCATGTAATACGGCTGCGCGGTATTGGCATAGGCGCTAGTGCCAGCAATACCTGCCTGCTGCGTAGCAGTCAGAGGCGCTACAAAAGCATTAGGATCGCTGGAATACTGCTTAAATGGGGTAGCGGCGGCCTCCTCAGCACGCGCGTTGACCGCATTATATCGCGCCAGAACCTCTGGCGGAATTTGGATCTGCTGCGTGGAATTTGAGGATTTGCCGCCCATTTAATGCTCCACTCTGGGAAAACTCCCAGTCTTAGCGCCGTAAAGAAAGAACGCCCCGCTGGGCTTACCAAACTGCCGCTCGTACATCCTGACTTTAGCTTCTGTGCGGCTATTGGACAATACGCCAATGATCAACGGAATACCGAGAGTATCAGCGACTTTCTTGCTGAATTCGCAAAGGCGCTTTGCCCTACCGCCCTTGGCGCTGCGATATTCTGGGTGAATGAAGATGGCCTTTTCTTCGACAACTTGAGTGTCAGAGTACCACATATCGCCAATCCGAAGCAGGACAGCGCCCTCAATCGGACCATTTTCGGGGCCTATAATCCCGACAATACCGTGATCTTGGTGCAGCGCTGGCCAGATCTCAGCGGCAAGCTTGCCGGGATTGGGATCCAGAAAGCCATTCTCTTCGCAGGCCATCATGGCGATCTGCATCATTTCATCCAGATCTTCCGGCTTGCCAATCCGGATGGGAAGCTCTTCGTTCTTGGCTTTATCGGTCATATAATATCCTTTATAATCAATCTTTCTTAGGGCCGGGGAGGGCCTTAAGGGTCTTAACGGTCTCTGCGCGCATGCGCTTAACAAATTCATCCAATACCCGATGTCCTGTGTCGAGATCTCCTTGGCCAACATGCATCACTTGCTCCGGAGAGAGCACGTATTCACCACCAGCAGCAATAATGGGAACGGTTGCAGTTCCGCCCTCTGCCTTACCCGGAAGCGGCTCGTTGTAGGGGCCACCTTCCGCGCCATAAGGGGCCTCATCGCCGCTATAGGGGGTGCCTCCAAAGATGCGGCGCATGTGCTTGAAGCCAGCCATGGTGTTCCCCTCGCCCATGGCGCTGATGATGTCAGCCGGGATGACGTAGGATCCCGAAGGCACGTTCATGGGCAAGTGGTCAGTGCGACCGGCAACGGCGCTATGGATCGGGCCGACATGGACCTTGGTGACCTGTCCCCCAGTGGCGCGGGTCTTGCGAGCAGTCGAAAGGGCGGCAGCAATAGCCTGATCGCGAGGATGGCCAGCCTTGATCATCTCGGAAATATTGCCCGAGATAGTGGCCTGCGACTTACCCTTCTTCAGCGGCATACAGACCTCACGAATAGCTGACGGACACTGTCTGGCCAGTACCCGGGGCCACGACGATACCGTAATTGACGGGGAAATTCACGACGTAAATCCCCACAGTGTTGGGGATTGAATAAACCTTCTTGGTCGTGGCCGTAGCTGAGTTTGCGTCATAGATTGAACCAGCAGCAGATCCAGCCACAGTGACAATGACAGTGCAAACGCGACCGGGGCCAGTCTGCAGAAGGGTTGCAGCCGTAATGGCCGAAGAGCTCAGGGAGCCTTGGACGCCCAAATAGGTCTGGGCCGCACTGCTAATGGCAGTGACGATATTCTTGAGAGTCGTCAGGATGTCAGTTGGAGAAGCCATTAGAACTTACCATCCTGCTGGAAGCGATACCGGATATTACCCAGTCTCCAAAAAGACCCCACGTCATCGCTCGAAATGCCAATGGATATAAGCCTACCACGGAACCGTGGCGTCACAAACTGCGTGGCCTGCGTGATCGAATACGGGCCATATGTGAGAGGCGTGTCTCCGGGGTAGTCAGTGACATAGAAGGTCAGCTTGACTGTGGCATTCTGAGTGCCGCCATAATACCCAAACTTCATGTCAGGCCAAACTTGGTCAATAAACGTCTTCAGGTCTGCCTCCGCTGTCGCAAAGTAACCAGTCCTGAAGCTCGCAAGCAAAGGCTGGCCATCCGCGTCGGTCGAGGTCTCATGCTGATAGATGTACCGGGTGCTAGGATCCGCGCCAATCGGCGGACCAAGCACGGATTGGTCAATCCAAGCCGAACGGCCCAAATTGCCGAAATCCCAGCACTTCAGGTACACGTTGTACTTGGCATATGCATTCACCTCACCACCACTGCTGATGGTAGGATAATACCATGTGATCTCGCCAAATCGCGAGTTTACAGCAACCCTGATGCGCTCAGTGTATGAAGTGTCAAGGTCTTGGAAGATCACGTCCCAGATGGGGCAGGCAACCGGCTCGACGCCACCAGCGCCAAGCATGAAGAACTGCGAAGCACCCATCCAATAGACGACGCCATTAATAGAGGCTGCAGCCTTGCGGCCAATCAGCCCGCAGCCAGTGCCGATTTCGTTGAACGAATAGACATAGGGCTGCCCAGTGTACTGCATCGCCCAGACGCCAAGGTCCGTCCAAACCAGACCCTGCTGCGGCCCTTGAATACAGCCAATGATCCTAGAGCCCTTAGGGATACGATAGGATCCCGCCTGATTGGTGACGGTCCCGATCCAGTCGTTGTAATTGTTGACATCGCACCAACGGATCAGGAGCGGATCCTGAATGCCGGTGAAGGTCGATCCCCAAGCAATGATCTGGCGCTGCGGCATGGCCACAAAAACGCCGTCATTGACCGTGGGAGCTTCAGGTATGACTGTGGCAATCGTTCCGCCACTCGAAGGGTCCCAAGTGTAAATGGGCTGGTAGATCGTGCCATTCACAGGACATGCAATCAGGATCTGGCCCCAGTTATCCAAGGTCCAGTCAGTAGCGGGGATGCCAGTGCCGATAGCGGCAGGGATGCTGCCACCATAGCCAAACTGGCCATAGTATCCCTCGCCATACGCAGAGCCCACATTAAGGGCCCCGACGCCGAAACCAAAAGCGTACCTCGCATTACCGCCATTGATTGAGCCAGTGGTGGTCGATGTGGCGTAGGTATTGGCGTTGATGGTGAAGGTGTTGGCGGTCGGCACCGAAATGACGGTGTAATTCCCGTAAAGCACGATGCCGCCGACAGTGGTCGAGACCAGAATTGGATATGTACTGCCAGCGGTGAAGCCATGATTATTCAGCGTGACGGTAACGGTATTGGATCCGCTGGTGGTGGCAAACGACGCCACACTGGCGGAAGAAGAGGTTGAAGTAGCCGCAAGCTGGTTACCGAGAACGTCCCGGGCGATAATCTGGAACAGAGTCGCCGTGTCCTCATAGGTCTGATAAAGACCAAACAGGATCAAGCCGCCAATGCTGATATGCGTCTCGATATAGACCGAGTCGTAATTGGTAATGCCCGGTGTCGAAGTGTTGCTGATGGTAACAACGCTACTGCCAGACACCGTAGCGGCTACGGGGGAGACATTATCAATCTTATATTGAGGAGTGATAATCTCCTGAGCGCCATTAGTGATGACGCTCAACTGCGCAGTACCGGCAGCGCCTTGCGTGCCCACAGCCAAGTGCGAATAGGCGTTGGTGTCTTCCCAAGCCCAGAGCGCCCTAACAACGGTGGCAAAGGTGTTTGGATAGAACTTTGTCCAGCCGCCGAGCTTCTGAACAAGTGCGCCCTGCACTCGGTCATAAATAAACCGAATAAGATTGGAGGTGGAAAAGCCAGCCTCGTTGAGCGCTGGAGTTTCGTTCTGGTCCAGTCCGGGACGGATCTTGACGCTTGCGTGAGGCATTTACTTACCTCGTTGGAGTCGCTGCGATGGGCGCAGACATAGCGGACCAAGCGGAACCAGAAAGCTTCTTCCGACCTTCCTCTATAGCTGCAGGACGCATAAGCGACTGGTACTGGCCTTCATAGCTTTGAGCCATCGCAGGATCGTCACTCATACGGCCAAAGTTGCGCTGATAGGCGCTGATGTACACCATGCTGGCCATGATCAGGAGGTCAGGATAGTAAGTGCTGATGTATGTGGTGCTGGTGTTTGAAGTAGGTGTGCCTTTAAACTTGTAGAGCGACGGCGTCCGGATGGTTCCGGTCAATTGCAAGGTGTACTGCGCATCCGGATAGGGGCCGATCAGGAGATAATTATAGACGTTGCCGCCAGAGGCATAGTCACCACCATAAACGGCATAATACTGAGGCGTGCCGGTATAGGTTGGGTTGCCGTACAGGTTCTGGATGAATTCCTTGGTAGAGGCCAGCATAGGCTGCGCAGCGCCATTCACGTAAATATTGACGGTCTGGACCGTCAAAAGATCATTGACGCTCAAGTTGACCGTGTTGGTCGCGGCAGGCAGGATGTAAGGCAGCGTCGTCTGTGATGCCAGAAGGTCAAGGTCGCGCTGGATGCGAAGCTCAGCATAGTTGAGCATCTGCGGAATAATCTGAACAAAGGCCGTGTCAGTGGGGCTGACAACCGCCATCGTCGCCATTTGACTGACGTATGAGTCATATGTGAGAGGATTTGTAGAAGGGTCACTCATGCATATTGCCCCTTCTCATTTCGATTGCGGATCGCCCTTTTCATAGCGGAAACCCTCATCTTTTCCCTTGTCTCTGCGGAAATAACACTTTTCACAGATTTCAGCTTGTCAATAGTTTCTTGAGAGCGCTTCCGCCCCTTATTGGCAGCACTTATTTTATTCCGAGTTTCTTCGGAGGGGGTTCTGCCGGTGTTAGCCTTCAAAAGAGCGGCCTTAGAGGCCTCGCTTTGCTTGCGCCCTTTTTTGGATGCGCTTATCTTTGCCCTCGTCTCTTCGGAGACAAGATGGCCCTTCTTGGAAAGGCTAATTTTCTTTCGCGTTTCCGGGGAATTAACCCTACCAAGATGGCGTTTTCTAATCTTTTCGCGACCCTCTGGCGTAATTCTCCCGCCGGTAAACCCTTCACCGCCGTCTGTCATATTTGCAAGATCGGCCCCGTCGGAACGCCAAAATGCGATGCGACTTTTTTCTATAAAAAAAGCTTCATCCTCGGATAGGCCATCCGCTATCACGCGGACTTCTACGCATGTTCCAAGTCTAGATAGCTTTTCTTGAATGGCGCAGTGGTATGCGTTGCGAGGTCGCATTTGGTTGGCACGATTACCATGCCCCTTGCCTACGTAGAAGCACTCATCCCTATCGGGACGCCAATGCTCATATACGTAGAAGACATTTTCCGCCATGGTCACCCGCGCAGTCTAGTTGCTGCGGCATGACTAACAAAAAAAGTCGTCAAGCGCTATAGCGTTATTCCCCAGCGCCATCCGCCTCCATAAACACCAAGTTGGCTTGGAGCCTTTCATCGTTTGGGGAGAGCTCGATGGCCAGTTTTATGTGCCTCAGGGCCTCTTCGCGCATCCCAAGATGCCAAGCGGCAATGCTCGCATAATCATGCGGCTGAGCGCCCCATACCTCAGGGTCAACAGTGTAGACCCATTCGCGTTGATCGATAGCCAAAGCAGACATTGCCGCCCCGTAGCACTCCGCCCACTTGTGCCGCTGGTAGGCAAGCTTGGCGATTTCGCACCAAGGCTCTCGGGTGTAGGGCGCTTCAATTACGCCTTGCCTTGCAGCCTTGATCGCATTTTCCCAATCCCCAAGGGCGTCGTAAGATCGGGAAATAACGCGGTAGGCGTAGCATCGCTCATTCGGCCAGTCGGCCCCCGGGAGACGAAGATAGCGCTCGCATTCCTCAATAGCTCGCTCCCACTGGCCGTGGAAGGAGAGTTCCCGAGCGTAATAGAAAGCGTTCCTTGGGTCATTAGGATCTTCCTTTACCGACATCTCAAGCAAGTGGAGATACTGGCCACGGCTCTTGGTGGGGTCAGGCTTATGGATGACCATGAGCATATCAGTCTGCGCGTACTGCTCATCGATCAGGTACGGGATGGGGTACTCATGGCACGGATGGGTGAACCTGTATCCATGCCTTGAGAAGATCTTTTCATAATAGAAAGCAATGCCAGCGCCCCAGTCAAACTTATAGCGCAGGCGCGTAGTTCCCTCGGTCCATACCCTTTCGATTTCCTCGCGCCACCCCGGCTGAAGCTCCTCATCAAGATCAAGACTGACAACTACGTCTATATCCTTAGGCAAAAGAGCAAGGGCAGCGTTGCGAGCATCGTCAAAGCGCCAAGGAGTAATGCAGATTTCATGAACTACCGCGCCACATTCCTTGGCGATTTTAACGGTATCATCTGTAGAGCCTGTGTCGGCTATGTAGATGGCATCTGCCTCCTTGGCAGAGGCGCAAAAGCGCTTAACAAACATCTCTTCATTTTTACTGATGGCGCTAATAGCAATTTTCATTATCTGTCTCTCATCCATTCGCCAAAGTACAATATCTCTGCATCTTTACGGGCATTTATGGCGCTTTGCTTGTCACTCCAGCGCCCAAGGTTAATGCTTTTACCCTCCACTTTAATGGATGCGCGCCACTTTTGAGCCCAGTTGTCGAAGTGGACACCGCTAACTCCGCTTGTATTCCGGGAGGACAGCTTTAAGTTTTTACCATTCTGTAAGTTGCTCGCTTCTCGTAAATTTATGATGCGATTATCTGATCTTACACCATTAATGTGATCTATCTGATCAGCAGGCCATGAGCCGTAATGAAGGGCCCAGCATATTCTATGCGAATAGACGCGCTTGCCATGTATCATGACGCCAAGATAGCCTGAGCTAGTGGTAGTCCCAGCGGGCTTCTTTTTAATACGACCACGCCCTTTGGCGATCCAGTAAAGGTGGCCGGTCTCAGGATCGTAGCTGATAAGATTTCTTAGGTCATCTATATTCATGCGCTACAGATGCCAAAACGGGCGCAGGAAGTCAATCCCTACGCCCGTCACAGCTTATGCGTTAGCTGTAAGACTATCGCCATTCGAAGAGCCGCTGTCAACGCTATCCGGAAGCGGCGTCGGCTCAGGCGTCGGTTCAGGCGTCGGTTCAGGCGTAGGTGCCGGGGTGGGCTCCGGAGGCGGAGGTGCCCAAGGAAGCGGAGGCGAGACTACAGCCGGGTTCACCTGATTGGTAACGTCAGCCTCGTACTGGGTCACCAGCGCCGATCCGAGCGAGGTCTTGACCCATCCCACCACCTGCGCCTCGGTAAGATCAGCGTAAGGCGTGAAGGGCGCTGACGGATCAATAAAGACATCCTGCAGGCCCTGCGTGGTGTAGGTTGCGCTGTTGGTGTCGTTGACGCCAGTCAGCGTCCAGCTAACCTTGAACACCACGTCCTGATATGCGCCAAGCTGGGTAAAGCAGTCCATGGCTGCAACACCCCAAGTTAAAGTAACGGCCATGTGCTTTCTCCTCAATAAACCGGGAACGCCTGCGTCGGCGGCGTGAAGTTGGCGGTGTAGCGGGCGACGCCCTTGGTGATGCGAAGGTCGTCGATGTA